TTCAATGCGTAAATCGGGGGAGTAGGTGCTTGACATGTAAGTCCTTCAGTTCAGGGTATTTTGGCAGATTTACTCAAGCAGGTGCAACAGGCCAAGTAATCTCTTCAAGAGTCGCCACTTGAGCGCTGGTTGCAGGCATATCACGAAGTTGCTGACGGTATGCGGCCCACAGTGCTTTTTCTTCACTGGCAAGGGGGGAATCGACAAACTGTGTCCAATCGGACTGTTGTAGAAGGTGATTGCGAATATTCCGCACAGCCATAGCTATTTGTTCGCTGGTAGGAGGTATGAATTCTGGAACAGGCATGTGCTCATGGTAACCAAGCTCTGCAAAGCCCGGCGTGTCTGTTAGCCCCGTGCGTTCACAAACGGTTGCATAGGATATGGGTCCTTCAATCACTACCCCGTCCACGACATAGTTGAATAATACGTGGTGCATTTACATATCTCCTGTACCAGTTGAGGGGAAGGACCGTCCAGTGCCCCAAATAATACGAACACAGCCATCAGCGCCTCGGTGAGTACCCCGGCCTACGGGGTCGCTAGTACCACTGCCACCGCCACCGCCACCATAACGACCGCCGGGGCGAGTAACATTACCAAAGGAGGTATACGGGTTTTGTCCCGCTGAAGCTGTTTCTCCGCCAGAACCTCCGGCACCCCCATAGTTAAGACTCCCTGAAGTACCTTGCCCAAAAGGTGCCACACCCCCGCCACCGGCTGATCCGTAAGTGGAGCTGTAAGTAATACCGCCCGCTGCGCCTCCCCCCGAACCGGAGGCATTACCACTGCCGCCGTTTCCGGAGTAGCCGCCTGCTCCGCCGCCGCCATAGTTGGCGTTTCCGCCTCCACCGTTTCCACCGCCATCATAGCCAAGGGCAGTGCCACCGCTACCACCACTAGTGGATCCGCCGCCGTTTGCTACGCACTCTTGCACGAAGGTGGGGCTTACAAAAGAACTGCTTCCACCGTTTTGAATGCCACGGCCAACATCGCCACCGAGTCCGACGTTTACCGTCCAGACTTGTCCGGGAACAACTACGATATTGTTTTTGTATGCCAGTCCACCGCCTCCACCGCCACCGCTCGACCATGTTGAGCCCTGACTACCTCCACCAGCGCCAATACAAACCACGCAAACACTAGTTACACCCGCAGGGACCGTCCATGAATATGCGCCAGCACCAAAACCATAAAAAGCCTGTCCTGTCGGGCTTCCAGCGCCGGAAGAACTGCTCCATGTCGTGCCGTCAGAGGTTAAAACATTGCCCGCTGTTCCGGGGGCCACGAATTGAACCGCAGCCGTACCGTTGCCCAAGATGACGTTGTTAGCTGTCAGCGATGCAACCCCGGTGCCGCCACTGGCTACAGATATGTTGGACAGCGTATTGCTTGCACCGCTGATGGTCTTGTTTGTCAGCGTAGCGGTGTTGGTAGCCGTCAAGACGTTTGACGGCGTGATGATGTTTGAAAGTACTGCCATTTCACACTCCTGTTGCGCCAGCCATATCAGGCTGTGCCATCACCCATGCGTAACACTGGGCCAAGAAGTTATCACCTGCTTGCGCGTACACCTCAGAGGCGGCAACGTGGTAGCGGCGAAAATCTACGTCCTTGGTGTCCTCGTTGGTTGGCTGGGTGGCATACCCCACTATGTCAATCATCACGCTGTGGCGGGGGGTTTCCTGACGTTGGCGGCTAATTGATGCGGTGACAATGCGGAAGTACGCGCCCGCAAATGGGACGCCAAAGTTTGATTGCTGGAGGTCGATTTGAATTGCCATGATTTTTCCTTTAATTATCCAGTAACTTCTGTTGTCCGGACGGTTGCAACCCAGCGAATGGTTTTTGCAGCTTCGCCAGTAACCGTAACTGCCAGTCCGCCGTTAGTAGTGTCTGCGGTTAGTGCAACCGTCCATGCCGACCCATCAGATGCAATAAGGTCGATACTTGGCGTTCCAATTAAAGTTGTTGTGCCAGCGGAAGTTCCTCTACGAATACCACCTTTAAACTCCCAAACCATGCTATCTGTATCACTGCCCGTATTGCGAGCAACAAGTTGGCCCCTAAAAATAAAGGTGCTGTCGTTGGGGAGAATAACTTGGTTGATGGTAGAAGCTGCTGAAGTATCAGAAGACATAACCGCCGCAATCGCGGTTGTTGTAGCCCCGCGCAAAACTATTTGCCCCGTCTGCGAACTTCCTTCAGCATTGGTAGAATTAAAACTTCCGCCAGCCCATACCTGTTTTCCATTAATATATCTGGCATTTGCCCCGAACCCCCATGCAACAGAGCTTGTACCGGCTGCAGCGTTGCCATCCCCTAAAGTAATTGAATTAAATCCAGAAGACACATTTCCAAAACTTGAATAACTACTACAAATAGATATCGAGTTAGATACGGAGGCTACTGCTCTTGCCCCAATGGCAACGCTAGCATATGCAGCCTTTGCAATATAGCCCATTGCAATAGCGAGTGAGTTCGAAGTTCCGTAAGAGCTTGAGCTGGTTCCAATAACAGCAGCAAACGTATCCGTACCAGATGCGTAAGAGCCGCCAAGAGACACTGCGCCGGAGCCGGTAGCGACGGCATACTGAGAACCGTTGTTAAGTCCAATAGCCGTGCTATTGGTACCGGAGGGGCTTCCTAAAATGCCAAGTGAATTTGTTCCAGACGAAGTACCTCCGCCAATATTTATAGCGCCAGAATTAGAGGCGATGGATGTAAGTCCGCCTGAGCTTATAGCTAGTGCCCCGTTTCCAGAAGCTGTTGGTCTAAAGGCAGTACTAAGCATATTTTCCGCGTATGCCCGCATTACCTTTTTGTTACCCGTCTGCCAGTTTGAGCCGTCAGAAACAATCTCCATACCTTCGCCACGGCGAAGAATTACCGCTTGCAAACCGTCAATTGTTTCCGACGCAAATGCGTCAATAGTAATTACATCAGTTGAGGTTGCACTAGTATTCCAAATCGTAACATTAAACCCAGCCCCAAGCGTGGCCGCAGCCGTCAGCGATACCGTGAACGTGCCGCTGGTGCAGTTGATAACCTTACCCAGATCGCCAGCAACTACGGTATAGGCGGCAACTTTATTGTTGATGGTGAGGATACCTGACGCCACAACTAAATCGCCTGCGCCGAGCAGGGTCGTGCCGTTTATCGTCTTAATGTTACTGCCGGAGACCAGTTCGGCTTGCACACCAGTCAAGGTGTTATTTGCAAAGGCAATAGTCTTGTTTGTTAATGTCTGTGCGCCGACAAGAGTAGCCAAGCTCGTCGGGAAAGTGTTGGTCGCCGAAGTCAGGTCTTTATTCGTCAGTGTCTGAATATCATTGAGCGTTACCAGTGTGCCACCGTTAACGCCAATCTGCGCGTAGACTTCCCAACTCGTGCCATCGTAAACAAGCTGGACACTTACGCTTGCAATGTCACAGACCAGATTTTCGGCTAGGCCAGCGATAAGCGAGCCATTGCGGTCCACAGTGAGGTTATTCGTACCCCAAGCACCACCAGCATCCGCAACTATTACTTGAACACCTACAGCGGGTGTAGCGGGCAGCGTTACCGTAAAAGCGCCAGCCAAGGTGTCACAGAGCACGCCTTCGTTGCTTGCGGCGGTGTAGTTGGCTGTTTTGTAGACGTACGTCAGGCCCCCACCACCACCTGCTGGTGCCGATATCCAAGTTGTGCCGTTAGCAGTAAGCACATTACCCGATGTAGCCGGAGATACAAACAGCGGTGCGCCTGTGCCGTTGCCCAAGATGACATTATTAGCCGTCAGACTCGTCAGACTTGTGCCGCCATTGAGTACGGGCAGCGTACCGTCAATGTGAGTAGCTGCGCCAATCTTGCCCCAGCTTGGGGCCGAGCCGACACCGCCAGAAATCAAGGCATTACCTACAGCTACGTCAGCCAGTTTGGCAAAGGAGGTTGATGTGTCTGCGTAAATCAGGTCGCCGATGGTGTAGGAACTTAAGCCTGTGCCGCCCAGTGGGGCGGAGACTGCCGTGAACCCTGTTGCCAACGAACCCGCTGCCAGTGCGCCCGTACCTGTGAGGTTGCTATACGTGCCTGCAATACGACCTGCTGGAAGTGTGCCAGTGGTTATGTTGGCTGCGTTGGTTGTGTCTGTTGTAGCTGATGCTGCAAGCCCAGAGACTGCCGCAGATGTGATGGCGATGCCCGTGTTCGTGACGCTCGTTACCTGACCCTGCGCGTTGGTGACGAATACAGGGACGTTGGACGAGGAGCCATACGTGCCTGCTGTGCCAACATTGGAGATGTTGAACGTAGTGGCTGGACTCAGGTTCAGACCCGTACCCGCAAGGTATGGGAAAGCCGCGCTAATAAGCGCGAACGTAATGGCAGTCGTGCCAAACGTGATAGTCCCAACAGTGTTTACAGCATACAGGTTACTAGCGCCCGTATCGCCTGCTTGGACATAGAACGCATCCCCCTGACCCAATGAGTCAGGGCTATTAACCGCGTAAGTGTCTGCGTCCGTTGCCCGAGTCAAAACCCAGTTAGTTGAGACAGTGCCGACAGTCGTAACCGTGTAAACGCCGTTCTGGAATGCGCTGGTCTGGTTGTGAATCAGCACCCGCTTACCCGTAGTCATCAACACCCCGTCAATAGTCAACGCAACTTGCGTTCCTGCGTTGGTCAGCGTGGCCCCAACTCCGTCTCCTGCGCCGCCCGGCTGGTTGTACGTGGCATTCAGATTACCCGCAGCAACTGGAGACTCTACAAAAACAGGCTCATGGTAGACAATACCCAGCGCCGCAATAGAGTCCACATAGAATTTATTTGCTATGTCATCGCTAACGGCTGGTGCTGTGGTAATGGTTCCAGTAGTCAGTGCAATGGATGCGGCTGTAATAGCGTTGAATGTGCTCTGTACAGGGTAAGAACCTGCTGAGTCCAAGTACACCGAACGCTCTGCTGGGTACGTACAGAATACGTTCTTGCTGCCTGCGGCAAAGTTAACCAGCGCCCCAGCGTTGCTGGACTCCAATACCGTTGTACGAGACAGCGTAGTCCCAGACAAAGTGTACGTACCAATGCCAACTTCCCAGTCCCCTGTGATGGCGTCTGCAACTGCGTAGTATGTTGTGTTGCTGTTACCTATGATGGCGAATGTTTGGAAGCCAAGGACTGCACCGTCAAGAGTCATTGTCCCCGTGCCGACTACAGTCGTGGTTTCTTGTACGCGATCTTTTACAACTAAAGCCATTTTTGTTCCTTACGATGGCAGGATGGTCCAGCCGGGAGCCTGCGTGTCCACTACAACGCTCCAGCCGGGGGTCTGCGTACTGCCTATATTTTGCCAGTTTGGCGTCTGACTGTCGTTGATTGTTGCCCAAACAAGCACGCCGCCGATGTAAACGTAAAGCTGAACTCCGTTAGGGTATACGTTAGCTTCTCGCAAAACCGTCAGCGCAGAGACTGCGGAAGCCATTTCCGCTACTGTTCCGACAAAGACCGCGCTGGTTGATACAACACTCCCCCCGGAAGCCGCTTCGGTTATACCGACAAGGAAGGTTCTCGTTCCAATATTTGCGTCTGCCCCTGAAACTGCTTCCAAAATACTTGCAAAAACTACCGAGTTAGCTGTAGGTGTAGCAAGTGCTGTAACGCTCTCAGATGCGTTTGCCAACATCGTTGCAATAACCGTCTGGGCTGCTTGGGTGGAAGCCGCCTCTGCTATTAACCCTGCAAAATCTACCTGTACCGCCTGAGTGGACGCCGTAGATGCCGCCCCAGAAAGTAGGCTATTGAAGATGTTGTTGATCGTGTTAACTGCGGCTACACCAGAGCTACTTTCGGTATTCGTAGCTACAAAAAACGTTGCTGCCAAAGCAGAATCCGATATCACGGTCCCCGTCTCGGCTACCTCTACGTCATAGGCAATACCACTCGCGCCAAGTGCGGCGAAAGGAGCTTGAGCAAAAGCTGCATCACCAAACACCTAGCCGCCTTTTAAGTAGCAGTCAGCGAAAAAGTGTATGTGACATTCAGTGTATCGCCGCTGTCTACGAGCTTGTCGCCGCCCGTAAAGTCACCAGCGGAAAACAAGATGCCGGACGTACCACTCGACACTGTACACAGGAAGGCACCGCCAACAATAACTGTGGCGTTCATGGCAAACGACGATGGGGACGCAGAGTTAGATATAACTGATGGATTAGCTGTTGTAGCCGTGCCAAACGTGACTGCTTTGCGTGCGCCTGCGTAATCCGTGCTCTCAGTCCAGCCAATATGGGATGCTAACGTGTCTGTTGCGGCAAATGTAGTTCCCGAGCCGGGGCCAGTGACAAGACCAAGAAAGGGCGAGGCTGTGTACGTAGCGCCTTTAAAGTACTTGGCGTTCATGTCCTGCACGCCTTCGTTCATCACGAGGTTGTGGAACGTGTCGGTCCATTTGACTTGGCCGTCAGCGCCGACGCACTCAACGGTGTATACGCCACCGGCCCCCATTTGCTCAGTTGACGCTTTGTTGGCGATCATGCCTGCTTGCACGGCATCTTGAGTTTGGCTGTTTTCGATTGGCATGTAAGCTCCTGTTTAGCTGATTCGCACGATTGCGCTGGTGGCATCGGCGGTTGGGAAAATGATTTGGAACGTGTCGTTAGAAACGGTCTTATCCGCGCCGAAATCCAGCACCGCTACAGATTTGTTGCTTTCAGTGCTGTTGTAGATCAATGCACCACGGGCTGTAAATGTCGAGGCAGGCCAAGATGAGTTGGCAAAGCTGATGAAGGCAGTGGGAACTCCAAGGTTGTTGTTGCCAGACGTAGGGCTTGTAGAGATTACAAGTGTGTTACCCCCAGCCGTGTAGCCCGTACCGACAACTTCAGCCGTTGTTGTATATACAGTAGTGCCGGGACCAATCGTTGACAGCGCCGTGTAAAGCGCGATCTTGTACGTGTCAGGGGACGTGGGGCCAAAGCTATGAACTGCCTGAAGCAGTTCAATTTTAAAGCTGGTCGTTGCTGTTTGTGCGATGGTCATGTAGCTACCTGAAAGTGGTTGGACTTCCGTATATTCTCAGCGCCGGGTATGACACGCAAGTTATTGGGGGCGTGAAGTCCTGAGACGAGTTTACCTTGCAACGGGACGATATGGTCAACGTGCCAAGCAAAACCAAACATTTTGGTACGGACTGCGGCCAACTCGTATGCTTGCTCAATCATCCAGTGGTCATCTGATGTTAGCCACACGGGGGTGCGCTTTATTTTTGCCAAGCGGCGTTTTACAGTGTGTGCAAGCACACGACCAGAGTTAAACGCTTTGGTCTTCTTTGCGTACGCTTTTACCTTTTCGGGGTTGCGTGCGCTCCATGCCTCGATAACTGCACGGCATTGCGCCTTGTTTGCGGCTCGGTAGGCAGTATCACTAATGCGTTTCTTAGCAACATAAACTGGGTTTTGCAACAGCTTGATGCGGTCCTTATCCTGTTGCACTTTTGTACGTTCTAAATTTGCCGCTCGACTGTTTTGCAGATTTTGCTTGGCACAGGCAACACATGCGCCGGACACTCGACGAAAGCCCTCAAGCTCTGGGTGTTTATGGCAGGGAGAGCCGTAACACTTGGGTAGTCCTAAGGCTTTGGCTGCTTGGCGATTGTGCCTTACCATTACGCGACCCCATTGTTTCGGGGCAAAGGCGGAGCACGGTATTGCCCGCTTCTATAACTGTCGGACCGCTCAAGTCCATCACCAAGTCGTTTAGCCAGAGCAAGGGCTTCGTTGTACTTGGTGTTGTACAGCGTAACAAGGTCAGCTTCACCCTTCATGTACGTGTACGCCTCGACCAAGCTGCCATACAGCAGCACAGAGTCAAAGTTATCGCCCAGCCATGTCTGACCAGAGGCAACAGTTGTAATTGACTCAGGGTAGTAGTAATAGTGAAGCTCAACACCATACGTTAGGTTCGGTGTGGGGCCAAGGATGAACGTCAACTCATTTGGGTCGTTGGTCTGCGACCCGAACAATGCGTAATACTTGGGCTGCGCCGTATCTGTTGGCTGGGGATATGCTTGGCGGATGAAGTTCACATCTTTGTTCAGCAAGAACTCATACACACCCAGCGAGTCAATTACCGCAATGGAATACACCGCCAGAAAGTCGTTTGGGCAAGCCAAATACTTGTTGTTGGCCGTGATGCTGCCGGTCACATTCTTGCGAATCGACGGGAACTGCACCGAGTTGTATATACGCTGCTCGGCCTGCTCAATCAGACGGTTAATCTGCTGTGTGCTGGACACGGTAGAGCCGTCCGCCAAGTACGTGACTGGGAACTGGTTCTCCGTGTACGACTCAATGGCCGCGACGAGCTGCGTATAGTTCACGGGTAAACCCTAGTTATGCCATTGGCCCACGGGCGGTGATGCCCTTGGTAGCGCAGCCGTTACCGCGAGTCACAGTGCCCGCAGTTTTGGTTGTCTCGCTACCGGCGGACTTGCTGATGTTGCCCACAGTTGCGTCAACGGTATCGAGCTTGCTGCGGTTTGGCAGCTTACCCGGATTGGCTTCCACAGTCACGGGTTTACCTGACATGGTGTGGGGCTTGGCGTAGGACGCAGCCGACAAGTTGTTCTTTGTAGCCATGATTAACCTCGCTTTTGGTTTGCGACCTTGGCCAGACCACGGCCCAGTTTGAGCATCTCTTCGTTGGTCTTGCCACCGTTACCGCCCTTGCCACCTTTTTGAATGGCTACGGAGGGGCCGCTGTCGCCCAGATTCTTGCCCTTGGTCTTGCCTTTGGAGGCTATGCCGTCTGCTGCTGATTTGAATGCCATTTTACGCTCCAATTTGTATACTGACTGTACCAACTTGCACGCCTAAAGCCAAGAGGTTTGGCGTCAGTGCGTCATCAAAAAACCGAGAACCTCCGACCGGATTCCAGCCCCACTGGATGTTCCGGCTACCCTGCCCTTGGTAACCATCCGCCAACAGGCCAGAGGCCACGTAGCTGCGGTCTGGGCGGGGATCACGAACCGCCTGCGGGTCATCTACCGGATACATGCCCAACATCAACTGCGGTTGATCCGGGTCCCAGCAACTGCTGCACACCAGAATCTCGCGTATCTTCGTCTTGACGGTCTCTTTCCGCAGGGAAGTCAGCTTGAACCGAAACCCGCACCGATCACACTCGGCAATCGAGTTCTTGCCAGAGGAGAAACGGTTTCCCACTTACGTACCGCTTCCAATGAACATCTGACGTGGCACGAAACGTACAGACGCCTTCTCGCGGTCTTCGTCAGCGGCCAACTGCCACGCCGTATCGTACTGCTCTTTCAAAATGCCCAGACGCTCTACGCCACCGGGAACCTTCATGGCCAAGTAGTAGGCCAGTCCCGCCACCATGCAGGGAATAAACCGGAACGGAACGTCCATCGTATTCACACCGCTACCAGCATCATCAATGCGGCGCATACGCCAGTACACGAACGTGTAGGTCTGGCTGGCATCGGGGATGGGCCACACGGTAATGCGCGGAGTCTCCTGAAGACGCTCAATCCAGACCTGAATCGGACGGGCTTGGGCCAGCTTATTGGGGATGGTGGCGTAGGTGGAGACGCTGATACGCGTGATGGTCAGGTCGGCCTGTGTGGCTGCGTTACCTGCTCCCGTGCGGATGACGTGTTCCAGAAGGTCAACGGTGTCTGACGGTAGGTTGTATGTAGCTGTGCCCGGAACCATCGTGATGGAGCCCTGCTCGAACGTCCACATGTTCACGCCACGGTTGGCCCAATCAGCGAACAACAGGTTCAGGGAACGCCGTGCAGTTTTTAAGTCATAGCCCGTACGCAACTCGCTACCGACGCGCTCGAACGCCTCCTCGACCAGTTCTGTCAGGTCAAGGTTGAATGCTGCGGTGCCGGAAGTTGCCATTATCTGAACCCTGCTGTTTTCTTTGCGATACGCTTGGGCTGCGCCACGAACTGCTTGCCTGCTGCTTTACCGGCACGCTTGGCCTTTGTGGTTGCAGCGTACTCGGCAGGGCTGAGTGATTGTATGGCTTTCTCGGGCAAATACCGCTCCCCCGTCTTGGAAGACGGTTTGCCAGACTTGGTGCGCCACTTCTGGTCGCCCCAGTCCTTGAGGGATTTCTGCGGCGCTTTCACTTTAGTCCCTGTACCCGCCGCCTGCGGCTTTATATTTCTTGGCCACAAGCTGCGCTTTACGGGCTGACCATTTTCCAGCTCCCGTACCCTGAGTCGCGGCGGCTTTGACTTGGCTCAGTATCTTCTTGCGAAGACTTGGCTTCGTGTAGTTACCCGCCGCGTTGACCTTACCACCCTCTTTGAACTGGGTGAAGTCAGTGTCATCACGACGGGCTTTCTTTTTGCCGCCGGGCATCTTACTGGGGGAGATTGCCCCCATGCCTCGGCTTGCCATCATTTAGCAGACCCGTCCTTTGGTCTTGCCGCGCTGGGCAATACCGTCAGCACGACTGGACGCGGAACCGCCAGAAGCCATCTTCTTGACTGCGCCACCTTTTTTCATATCAGAACGCGTGCCGCGATAAGCACCTTCAGGTTTTGGGTCAGAACGCGTGCCGCGATAAGCACCTTCAGGTTTTGGGTCAGAACGCGTGCCACGAAAGGCACCTGCGGGTTTTGACTCAGACCCTTCACCGGCTTCAGCACCGCCTCGGCCACCTGAACGACCGCCACCAATCTCTTTCACGGCAGAATCTACAAGCAGCATATTGGCGTCGTTTGAGGAAGCAGACGCACTTTGCGAATCGCGCAAACGCGTGTCGCTGCGGCGCTCAGCGCTAGGTTTCTGCGCGGCAACATCAGCCATTCGGGTAGCGCTGCGTTTTTCAGCAGGACTCTTGATGTCCATCTCACCTTTGCGAACTGCGACTTGGCCGTCACGGCGAGTCAAACCGCGCTCAGCGTTCAAGTAATCGCGCAGATTATCAAAGCCCGAATCTTCGAGCTGCTTTTTGGTAACGATTGCCGGTTTAGTCGCCATGATCTTTCCTTTTAGCAGGTTCTGCCGCCAGATTTCATCTTAATCATCGTGCCCTTGGTTTTACCCTTGGACTCGATACCGCCACCCTTGGCCATGCCACCGGCTTTGAGGCCCGCGTGTGCTTTGGAAGCAGGCTTGGACGCGTGTTTGGCCAGAGCGTCTTTGCCCTTGGCAGGTGCGTCAGCACCTTTTTTCTTAGCCATCATTGCCATGAAGCCGGGATTCATTTTGGAAGCCATAGTGTCACCACCTTTTGAAAATTTGCGGCCCTTGTCGGCCTTGGTAAAGTCCTGTCCCACGGACTGTGGGACGCCTGCTTTCTTGGCAAATGCTGGGTTATTGGCCACAGCCGCCATGAAATTGTGTTGTTTTTTGGAGCTACTGGGCATTACTTGCTCCACCAATGGACCAACTGTACGATCCCAGCGCCAACCGTGCCAGCCGCGCCGCCAACCAACATCAGGACTTTCCAACCGCCTTTGGCTTCAGACAGGGTGGAGTTTATGGATGTCAGCGTGACCTGCATGGCTTTCATGCTCTCAAGCATCTTGTCCATGTCCTCCTGCATGTGCTTAATATCAGCAGCATGGGTGGCAAGTTCACGGGCGGTAAGGATTTCGGGCGTGCTCATATCAGCATTTCCAAGCCCGAAGGCTTTTGTTGATGCGGCTGTCCGGGTCTTTGGCTGTTTTGGCGCTGGTCAACTTCTTTTTCATGCCGGACATCCGGGCACAGAAAGAGTCGCGCCTGCTGCCGCCCTCGGGTTGAGGGGCCTTCAGACCGGGTTTGCCGGGGTTGGCCTTGTTGTAGGAAGCTCGGCCCTTCGCGTTGAGCCCGCCCTTCTCCGACTTGCCTTCTTTGCGTGTCCATGCTGGTGATTTAGCCATAGAACACCGTAATGTGCGTGTTGGCTCCCAAGAAAAGGCGTATGCCGTAATGGGCAAGAACACCTTCGCCGGGAATCGGCACACTGTACGCCGTTTGATTTGATGCGTCCAATTGCAGCAGCACATCATTCCATACCGTGACATTTCCGCTGTCTGCACCAGAATTCGCAACAGTCACAATAAACGTGTCTGCAGTAGCGGCTGTTTGAACTTGGTACGGGTTATCCGTCAAATCCCAGTCCAAATAAACCCAATCGCCTGCTTTTAGGCCGTGGTTTGTCGCGGTAACCGTCGCCATAGTAGTGGCTCTTGAGTAAGTTCCGCTAATACTAATGTCGTCTACCAAAACGGTGTACTCTGTAGCACCAGAAAAAGGAAAAACAACCGCGCCTTTAAGGCGAGTACGGTACGAAACCATCAAGCCGGAAGCCCCGCCGTGTTGCGACTTAACATCATATTGCATTGCCATTTTCTTGCTCCGGTTCTGGTGCGTCTAGCCTGTTTATGAGCATCTTGTATGCTTGGATCGTGGCTTGAGCCTGAGTCAAAAAGGTTTGAGCTTTCTGCGCTTCAGTCTCAAGGTCACGTATCTCAGATTCCAAGAATTCCTTGGTGATCTGCATATTAAGGCGCAGTAGTAGTTGCCATCAGGTAGTACGCAGTACCGGCGCTGTCCACAATTTTAATTGTGTGGGAGGAGTCTGCGACCACATCAGCCACAACCATAGCGGCTGGGACATTGAACAAGTTAGGAATAACGCCTGTTCCGCTGTTTGTAAAGCGGATGAATGAACTGTTAGTCCAAGTACCACCAGTAGCAAAGTTGGAGTCAGCTTGAATAGCTGCCAATGTTCCGCCGGGGTTTGTAGATGTACCACCCAGAGTAGCGCGAAGAGCGTTACCGGCACCGGAAATAGTGCCCGAACCGTTGACGCTCAAGCTAACGTGAGCACCATTGATTGTGCCGCCCGTAGCGCCACCAACACCTGTGACTTGAGTCAGGGCACGGATGGTCTCGCCAGAACCTGTAGAGGTAAAAGCCAAGCGGTTGTACGACAGGCGGGTATCGCCAGTGGTAGCGGAGGATGTGGCGTACGACTCAGACACGTTGCTGGCCGTGGTAAGAGTGATGGGGGAGGTCGCAGTGCCGCCGATGAAGCCGTTGAGGGAAGAGACTGGGCCGGAGAATGTGGTCAATGCCATGATTGGTTCCTTACATGCAAGATAGGCGTATCAGTCTGCATGTCGTCAGCCGGGACTGTCTGATACACCGGAAGACCCGGAGTACTTGCAATATACACCTTTTTCAAAGTGTGTCAACAAAAAAGGCACCCGAAGGTGCCTTTTCCAGTAAGCGGCCGGGAACCCCCAACCCTAACTTACTCAGCCGTCAATTAAGACGAACCGGACGAGCCCCAAGCACCCAATGGATCGCTCCAGCCAAAGCTGTAACGCTCGCGGGACTTGTAACGGACGTTGCCCGTGTCGAAATCCCCGTCCATGGAGTTGTTCAGAGCTGTACGCTCGAAGTGCTTCAGGCCGTTTGGCACATCAGTCATCAGGAACCAAGCATTGCTGTCGGTCAAGAAGTGGTTGATGGCATAGCCTTCAGGGATCGAACCGTTGTTCTTCAACGCGTTGATATCGTTGTCAGCAGTGCCAACGCGGAGGTTGGTTTCCAACAGACGGGTAGCAACGAATTGCAGCGCAGGCGGCACAATCATCTTGCGTGGCTTAGCGGCGATCAGCAGACCACGCTCATCAGTCCATGCAGCGATTTGAATCACAGCATTTTCCAGCGAGGTTTCGTTCAGATCAACACCAGTGGTGGGGCTGTTGTAGTTAACGCCGCCGTTGACGAGTGGGTGACCCACGCGTGCGCTGGAAGAGTTGACGCCAAACAACGACACACCGTCACCGCCGAGGTACGAACCGCTGAAGCCGTTATTGATAACGCCAGCAGCTTTGACCTGTTTGGTGTAGGCCATAGCGCGAGCCAGACCCTTGGTGTAACGAGCCGACAGACTGTCGTACAGGTTATCTTCGACCGCTTCTTCAGTGATCGAGAAGCCCAGAGCAATGGTCTCGTGGCTGTAACGTGCAGTGAAGGCTTCCTGCGCATTGTCATAAGCAATGGCTTGGCCCTCGTTCTTCACTGGTGCAGCACCGAAGCCAGACAGCTTG